TACAGGTACTTTTTCAACAGCAAAAGCATCTTTAGAAACAGTTTAGTAATTTAAAGAGGGTGTAACAGCCCTCTATTTTTTCTATTAATAATTTAAAATTTTATAAAAATGTCATTAGGTTGCAAATGTGATAGCGGTTTATCAAATACTGGTACACCGAACTGCGTAACGTTACAGAGCGTTACATCGAAATTAATCTTAGTCCCTATCGAAGATAACACTGGGGCAAAAAACAAATTAGATTTATCAACTACAATTACAGCTAATACTATTTCAGCTTTAATTAATCAATCTGATTTTTCTAAACGTTGGTATCCAGTTGGTTTATTCGAGAACGTAACTTTGGAAAAAGCTGAATCGACTTTTGAGGAAGCTCCGAGTGGAAAAAAACAATTTATCAAACAAGGTAAACGTTCTTTTGCTGGTGAAATATGGAACGCAACACCTCAATTATTAGGACAGATACAAGATAATCGATGTGTAGAATTTGGAGTGTATATTGTTGATATTAATGGAAGTTTAGTAGGTGCAAAAGACGGGGACTATTTATACCCTATTCCAGTAGATAATCAATCGTTTGACGCTCGATTAATGTACGCTACAGACTCAACGGTTCAAAAATTAATGGTTTCATTCGATTTTTACAGATTGTTTGACGAGTCTACATTATGGTTAATTACAGCAGATGAAGTTACTTATGACTTTAATTTAGCGGAGGGTCTTTTGGATATTGTTTTCTCTAAGGTTTCAGCTTCACAAACTAATTTAGTTTTGAAAGCTGTTACTAAATTTGGAACAGCCTTAAACCCTATTAAAGTTTTAGGTCTTTTACAAGCTGATTTTACGCTGGTAAATGCATCTACAAACGCAAGTATATCTTTGACTGGTGTTACTGCTGTAGATAACGTTTATACGTTAACTTTTGCCTCACAAACAGCTGGTTTGTCGGTAAAAGCAAAAGCTCAAAAAACTGGATATGTTGGAGAAATTACTACTACTCTGGCTTAGTAGTTTCCAACTATTCATATTATAAGGGTGTCTTTAATAGGACACCCTTTTTTTATATCTTTGAATTATGTTAATGGATACTAAATTAGGATTGTTATTAAAAAGAACATCGACTCTTACAAAAGAAAGAGTTGCGTGGCAAAGTGCTTTTGACGGAAAGCTAAAAAATAAGATAATCGAAGAGTGGATACAAAATGACCAGTTATTTGAAAAGGGTATAGATGAAGACGGAGATATTATAGGACTTTATTCCGAGTGGACAGAAATGATAAACCCAGAGAAAGTAGCAGGAACACCTTATACTCTAAAAGATACTGGTGCTTTTTATAAGTCTATGTTCATAATTGTATTAGTTGATAGTTTTATAATTGACGGAGACGGAAAAAAAATAGATGAATTTGGTAAAGTAACAGACTTGTTTAAATGGCTGGGGGAGGGCATTGTAGGTTTAACATCTGAAAATCGAGAAAAATTAAAAATGGAAATAACAGAAAAATTTATTAAGTATGTCAAAGAAATATTACAAATCGATTAAAGAAATTTCGCTCTATAATTGGACTCAAATATGTTCTGGAGATTTAAAATATATTTTAGTAAATGAAACCGATTTTGATAAAAACATAAGTCAAAGTGATTTAGAGCAAGCATGGAATAACTTGTATGATAATTTTTTAAAAGAAAGAGGACAGACGAGGCACAATTTAAACCTATATAGAGAACTGAAAGCTCTAACAATTTTAACTTGTGATTATATTATTACTGGAGAACAATTTAAATTAACTCAAATAGAGATACAAAACGAAAAAATTGAATTATTAAAACGTAACAATACTGGTATATCGACAGAAAAATCATTGGTTTATTTGTCAAAATGGTTAAGTTACAGATTAAACTGGAAAGAAATAAGTGTATATGAATATTACGTAATATTAGAAGAATATGGCAAAGCAAATCAAAAGTGAAGAAATATACGAAAAAGATATTTTTAAGAATTTAATAGAAAGTGCGGATAGTAGCATCGAAAGGTTAGAGGCTATGAATAAGCAATTTGTAGAAATGGCTGGAAGTATAAAAAAAGCTATGCAAGGGGCTAAATTCAATACGTCAAAAGAGCTAAATGACTTTATAAAGGCAACAAAAGAGGCAACTATTGTAAGCAAAGAGCAAGCAAAAGTTATGCAAGAACTCGAAAAATTGAACAATTTAAAAGCAAAAAGCGAAATCGAGTTAGAAAGGCTGGAGCAAGCATCTATAAAAACTGAAAACGAAAGGTTAACATTACAAAACAAACAAAGACAAGAGGCTGAAAGGGTACAAAAACAGCACGAGAAAAACACGAAACAAGCTCTCGATGAAGCTAATGCTTATAAACAATTAGAACGTACAACCAGAGAGTTAAAAAATGAAAGTAAAAGATTAGGTGCGGAACTTTTAAATTTAGAGAAAGACGGAAAAAAAGCATCAAAGGAGTATCACGAACTGGAGAAACAATTTAAAGCTGTAACCAGGGAAGCTGTTAAAGGAGATAAAGCTTTAAAAGACCTCGATAAGCAAGTAGGAGATAATTTTAGAAACGTAGGTAACTATGAGGGAGCTGTAAGTAAACTTGGGAGAGGTTTAGGAGCTCTTGGGCTTGCGTTTGGAGTTAGTGATGTAGTAGGTTCTGCAACAGAAATAATAAGAAACTTTGACCAGTCTATAGCTGATTTAGTTTCAATTACTGGGGCAAGCGGTAAAGATTTAGCTTTTTTTAAAGAGCAAGCTATTGACCTTGGAAAAAGTGTTGAGGGTGGGGCATCTAATGTAGTCGAAGCTTATAAACTTATAGGTTCAGCTAAACCAGAATTACTTGCAAATGCGGAGGCTCTAAATGAAGTAACTAAGTCCGCTATTTTACTATCAAAAGCGTCTGGAATGGATTTACCAGCAAGTGCTACAGCCTTAACCGACGCTTTAAATCAATTTGGAGCACCAGCCGAGGAAGCTGGGAAATTTATTAACGTCTTGGCAAACGGAGCTCTATTTGGTTCTGCAGAAATCCCTCAAGTAACAGATGCTTTATTGAAATTTGGGGCTGTAGCAAAAACATCAAATGTATCTATACAAGAAAGTACAGCTTTAATCGAATTGTTAGGAGAAAAAGGTCTGAAAGGAGCTGAGGCTGGTACAGCTCTAAGGAATGTTATGCTTAAACTTTCAGCTCCTGATGCTTTACCAAAAGAGGCTAAAGATATGTTAGAGAATCTGGGTATAGATATGACAAAACTTTCAGATACAAGTGTACCTTTTGCAGAAAGATTGAAAGCTTTAAAGCCAATTTTACAAGATGAAACAGCTCAAGTCAAAATGTTTGGAACTGAAAACGTTGTGACAGCAAAAAACTTGCTACTAAATATTGAAAGAGTAGAGGAATTAACAAAACAAATGGACACACAAGGTACTGTTAATAAGCAAGCAGAGGATAGAACAAAAACATTAAATCAAGCTTTAATCGAATTAAAAGGAGCTTGGGAGGAGATTGTTTTAGGTTTTACCAGCGGAGAGGGTGCTTCAAAGATATTAGTAGGTTCTTTGTCTTTTATAGCTCAAAATTTAGGTACAATTTTGAATATTGCTCTAAAACTCGCTATAGGTTACGGAACATTAATAGCGGTGCAAAAAGCTCAAGTTTTATGGAATAAGATACAAAACACCAGTTTTAAAGATATGTTTGGCTCTTTGAAGAACGCTATAAAAGGGACAAAAGACCTCGAAACAGCTCAAAAAGATGCTAGCGGTGGAGCAAAAGCTTTTGGTACAGCTTTAAAATCTATTGGTTTTGCTATTGCGATTGAGTTGGCTATTCAGTTAGTAACAGCACTTTATGATATTGCGAGTGGAGCATCACAAGCTCGTGAGGATATGGCTCGTTTGGAAAAAGCATCTGAAGATGCGATGAAATCTGCAACTAAAAACATCGATAAGATAAAAGATAAACAGCAAAAAGCAGATGCACAAGCTCAAAGAGACTTAAACGAAAAACAAATAAATCAAACACAATACAACAAAAAACTTTTAGAAAACTCTAAATTGACAGATAAGCAATTAAAACAAAATGTAGAGTCTGTAAAAACAAGAAAAAAACAAACCGAGGCTGATTTAAGAGTTTTAAGTGACTTGGATAAAAAAATAAAAAAAGAAGATGACTTAAACAAAAGAACATTACTTATTGTAGAGCAACAAAAAAAGGCTTTTGCTATTGCGGAAAAAAACAAAATAGAGGGGGATAAAAGTTGGACAACCTTTTTTACTGGAGAAAAAGATTTAGCAACCGTCAAACAAGTCCAAGGTCAGTTACAAGCGAATCTAAAAGGTCAACAAATTAGAATATATGAATATAGTAAAGCTTTAGACGCGAATAACGAGGTTGTGAAAGACAATAGTTCAAATGTTAGAGCAAACGCTAAGGGAATCGATGAAAACAGCAAGAGTAACAAGAGAAACGCAAAAGAAAGAAAAGAGAATAAAACAACTTTTGACGAAATAAATGCCGTTATTTCTAAACAAGCTGAATTATTAAACGATTTAAAGAACATCGAAGAACAAAGGACTATCGATAAAAAAAGCAAAGAGGCAGAAGATGAATTAAAAAATCAATTAAAATTAGCCGAAGA